AGGATTCCACCTTCCCAAACCCACTCTTTTCCTTCCATAATTCCCGAGACAAATGCATCAGGAGCAGAAGGATCAGCAACAATATCAGCAGCAGTTGCCAACATAAAATCTTCACCGACAACCTTTACACCACCACGATCTTCTCTTAAAGATCCAACACCACGAGAAGAAACTCCAAGCATCACACCTTCATCAAGGAGAGAAGATGCAATTTTACCCATAGGTGTGTTTAAGATCTGTGCTTTACCTTTAAAATTAGATCCCTCTTTAACGAGAGAAGTAATCTTATGGGAAACTCTATCGAGGTTTACGGTAGGACCATCAGGATGGCCAAGTTCTCCAAGAGCACGACCTTTTTGAACGAAAGTTTCGTTATATCTATTGACCTCTTTTTCAAGAGTAGTCATTGGATACATTCTTCCATTACGGTTCTTAATATCACCTTGAAGAAATACACCCTCAATGTATAACTTTTTATTAGCACCCTTACCTTCAGTAAGAATCTTTACGTTTGTTACTTCTTCTGTAATGAGTTTCATCACACTATTATGGTACTTTGCTTATATTTTATTTATTAATAATAATTTATACCAAGACATCTTGATTATTAATATTATGTCTCTGATATGGATCTGGAGTTCTTGCTCCAGTTCCGGCAGCACTATTATATGTTCGTGCTTGATATGTACCAGGAGTTCTTACTGGAGATCCAGCAGCACTATTATAAACTCTTGGTTCATAATCTGCATTAAAATTTTCATATGTTATTGATGACCATCCTTCGGTTCCTCCAAATTGAGTAACCGATGTCTTTCCTGGTTGAGGACTAACTTGGTTATTGTCTTTGTCGTGTCTTACGTATGCCATTTTTTACTTTAGAGTTTATTCTTCAGTATCAGAAGACTCATCATCAAACAAAGATGTTCCTACAGTTGAACGAATGGCATCAATTCTTGTTGCAGCTTTTGCAAAAAGAATGTCTTTGATTTTATCACTGACTTCTGAAGCAGATGAATCAGAACCTATTAAATTTACAATCTCTTCCATGAAAAAATATTATGATTATATTTCCTATTTATATCTCAGCAGCTTTGCCGTCAGCATCAGTAATTCCTCCCTGTGCTTCCAAGTCTGGTTCCATCGGAACATCACCCATCATTCCAGGATCACCTTCTGCTGGTAATGGTTCTCCTGTAATTGGATCTATTGAGTTTGGATCTGGAATGATTCCATCTTTAATTTCCTGTTCAATTTGTTCATCCATTTCTTCCATTTCTGCATCAGTTTGACGAAGAACTTTTCTACGAACCCATTCGGTCGAATAATATTTTCCAATATATGGTTCAATAGTTGCAAGAATACCAAGACGCTCATTGAGCATTTCAGTCTCTTTTAATTCTGCAAACTGATTGTCATACAAGAAATCGTATTGAATATGATCGCTAATAGTATCCCAATCATCCAATGACACAATGTTTTTGAGAATCAATTGCGTTTTCAACATGTCGTTAAACATTTGAGCAAATCTCTTTCTCAATCTACCAACAAACTTGGCAAACTTAAGTTCGTCTCTTAAAATCTCAGAAGAACGACCAAGATTAAAACCACCATCAGCAGCAATTCTGGATTCTGGAACTCCAAGTGAACGATAAAGTTTCTTTTGGAAATACTCAATATCAGAAAGTTCTCCGAGATTTTGACCACCAGGAAGAGTAGAGATTTCGGTTCCTCTACCACCCTCTCTTCTAGGAAGCCAGAAATCTTCCATCATACTCATAAATTTACGATCATCACGAACTTCACCAGTGTTCGCATCATAAACGAGTTTGTTACGATAACGCATCATAACATCACGAAGATATTGTTCTGCCTTAACTTTAGGAAGATTACCAACATCAATATAAAAAATACGACGTTCTGGTGCTCTCGATAATCTATAGATAACCAAAGAATCCTCAATCATTCTAAGTTGATTGAGTGATTTGATTGCTTTATGAAGATATGAAAGAACGTTTCCTTTATTTCTATCGACTAATCCTGAAGTGCAATATGTAATTGCATCCTTTGCAATTCGTGTTCCTTTATTTCCACCTCCACCTGCTAAGTTATTTGTAGGGTAAGATGGTTTTGGAGTGTATACAAAATACTCTTCAATTTCGGGAGCAATTCCATTTTTAGATTCGTCACGACCAGGAATGTTTGGTCCAATAACATTTTTATCCTTTTTCTTTTCCTGACGTACAAACTTCATCTTCATTGGATCAATGTACCTCAGTTCTTTGATCCCTTCTTGAGGTTTTTGAAGATCAATTACTTTATGATAAAATAATCTACCGTCAATATACCAATTTCTAAAAATTTCATGAGACTTCTTATCGAAATCAAGAAGTTCTTTGATGTATTTAAATTCTTCTCTAATAGCTTTCTTTAACTTATCCGTTGCATTGAGATTTGAAAGTTCAATCTCAATAGGAGAATCGTAGAGGTCACTAACTATTGCTTCGTTAACGACATCTTCTATTGCATTATCGCACTCTGGGTGCAATGACATTTCTCTATATCTTTTAATTAAATCAAATTCTGTTCTATATTGTCCTTCAATATCTACATACGAACCATAAAATCCACTGCTTATATAGTTGTCAACCCCGTCCTCATTATTTTGAGGAACGGGGGAAACTATAGTCTTGGATTTTTTTTCTGTATCCTCAATAGAAAAACCAAAAAGTTTTGCCATAGTATAAACTGACTAGACTGTTATTTTACTATTTAGCTGATGTCTTCTCCACCTGCTTGAGGATCAGTTCCTCTAAATGCTTCCCAATAATGGACTTGCATTTCTACCGTAAAATCTTGAATGGTGTCAGTGGTTTCATAATTCAGATCCATTGCCGAAAGATTTGTTGGGAAAATATCCCAGAACTTGTAAGTTCTAAGAACTCCACCATTACGGTCAAGTTGTTTTACCAGAGCATCTTTAGTATAATCAATTGGATTTGTAAGTCCAGTTGCATCAGTCATCTTATTGATTGAATTCATCCACTTTTCAAAAGCAGAACGAATTGAGAAATCAACATCGTTGATAACTGTGATTGTCCAAGTTTCGAATGTTCTATCTCCGGCAACTTTCAGAATACGACCTCTGAAAGGAATATCAACAGAAGCAATCGTAGAGGCAGGCAGTGCCGCTGCCTTTACGAGGAATCTTGCTTTTTGAAGCACATCATTTTCAATTGCGACAGCATTTGGAAATGCTAATTCAACTTCAAATAGATTGGGTCTTGCACCACCACCAGTTAACTTACTTTTAAAATCACTGATCGTTCTTACTGGTGAGGTATTACGTTGTTGGCGACTAGGCATTTTTCTTTAAACCTCTAAATTAAACGTTACCGATAACTTCTTCAAATGAAACACCAGATCTGGTGGCAACAAATGTAAGACCAATGAAGTTGATTGATCTTGCAGGTTTGATAAAGATGTCTGCCACAAACTCATTGTTATCTATGATTGCAGCAGTGTTATTTGTTTCGTCACAAATAACAACATAATCTTGAATACCTCGTTTTGCCTGAACATCACGAAGGAATGGTTCAACAATATTTACAAAATTAGATCTTGTAATTTCATCGTTGAATTCAAAGAGTTGATCTCTGGCAGCAGCAGAAATTGCATCTTCAAGATAGATGAATAAACGACGAACGTTGATTCTATCAAATGCGGATGCTCTATTTAATCCGGTCTTATCACCGAATAACGTAACTCCTCCACCTGGAGAGAAGATAACTGGGTTGATTCTATTGGAATATAATCTATCTCTTTGAGTTTGAGATGGATTATAAGTCAACTTAACCGCATTTAAAATTGCACCACGTTGAGTTCCTGCTGGTGAGAACCATGGGAAATTATCAATATCATTGCGAGCACAAAGACCTGCAATGTCAGCATTCAGTGGTACATATCTGAAAGTATTTGCAAATCTGTCAAACATATATTTGTAACCACTATCAAGTATTGCATAAGAAGATGACGTGATTGGTGCATAGAAACCAATTACATTATCAGTGATAGTTTCATCATCATTTACGGTGACAGTTCCTGCTGCGGAATCACTCAAGAATGCTCCTCTATATGGAGAAATAAATGCTAATGCATCTTTTCTTATATCAGCAACTGAAATAAGTTTGTTTGCAAGTGCTTGAGCATTTTCTTTTGCATAATTTGCAGATCCCATAATAAGGAAATCTACGTTGTAGTTTTCCTTATTCTCAAATAATCCATATCCATCTACCAATTTATTAAGTTCGGGAGATAGTGCTCCTGAAGCTTCAAGA